ATACTCAAAAGAGTTCCAAGTTTTTCTGGTTCTCCTTCCTGAATCAGAGAATTAGAACCCTGATACATGTAATGAGTTCCTGCAACACCTGTTATATTTTCTATCTCAAGTCTAATCGGTAAGAATGGAGTAGAACACCACACTCCTGGATTTGTATTTGAGTTCTCAAAAGTATGGGATGCAATGGTCTCATTCTTCATCAACCAATTGAACTGAACCATTCCTGCACCATACCATTCATAATTGATGGAAATCATTTGTTGTTTTGTTGGATCTGCGGTCACTCCAGTCCAACCATTTCCATCAAACTTCTCACCATTCCAATCATCTCTGTATACTCTGGTTTCTGTAGTAATTCCAGTTACACTACTGCGAATTACATAAGAATATGTTCCTCCATTATCCTCAAAGAATGCACCATTATAATCATCAAACAATCCAAATCTTCTGCGAATACCTACCTGTGGAGTATCAAGACGAATCGCAAATGCAAGAGTTGCACTTCTACCAGGAATGTATCTCATCACATTCTTGGTTTGACGAATAACTTTACTACCAGCAGTAGAACCAACTTGCATCACAATATTACTGGAATTTGCATTAAATGTTGCAGTTCCTACTCCAACTACTCTTTCATCCCATACATCAGTCTCTTTACCGTACTGAAAAGTGTTAAAGAATACTGTTTGATACGGAGCAACTTTGAGACGATTGTTGTTAGAAAACTGAGGTCTCCAGTCTGTCTGGTTTCCCCAATGATCTGCGATATTAAAAACCTCAAAGAGACTTCTCTCTTGATCTAAGAAGTCTTGTGTTTTCTTATTCCACTGTGCCATAATTAATCAGTCCAAGTTAGTCTTTCTGGTTGATATCTTTGTGAATTTTTGATTCTTAAAGAACTTTGAGCTTGTGATGGATAAATGTTATGGACGATTGCTCCAGGATATTCACCCTGAAGTTGTTCTGCAAGAGCATTCTTATCCATCATAGAACCTTCTACTTCAATGCGATATAGTTTTCCTTCCCAAACTACATCAGCAAGGAAAGATTCTGTTGCTTGCTCTGGTTGAGATCCACCATTCATATAGAGATTTCCATTGAAATCTCCGGCGATATTGATGCTTTCTGATAAGAATTGTTGAAAAGATTTCATTTTAGTTACAGTTCCAACGACGAAGGGCTTTGTTGATGTTTGAATCTGAATCTCTTGCGGTTTCTGCAGAAGTAAGTTTCTCTTTCATTCCACTCATTCTACGGCAAAATGAAGCACGACGTTTTGCTCTTTTACCTTTTGGTTTCTTTTCGGTTACTGCGGTCTGAAGTTTTGAACCTGGATTCTCGCGGCGGTATGCTTTTACAGCTTTCTGACTGAGACCATCAGTTTTATCTTTACGATTAACTGATTGCCAATCTTCTGAAAGTTCTTCTCTCCAATTTGAGTATTCTTCTTTTACGCAATTTGGAACAATTTTTGGTCCTTTCTTTTTCATTCCAACTTGCTTGTATCCTTTCCAACAATCTTCGTCAACAACTGGTTGCATATGATTTGGTCCAACAATATCAATTACCTGTGCAAAAGTATTTCCGTTTGCATCTTCAATTGTTGTTGATTCATCAACTTTACCTTGTCCACTATCTAAGTAATCTGCGGCGGTATCAATATAATCTGCTGCTTTAGTGATCTTTGATTGTACCCATGCCTCAAGACTACCTTCACCTTTACCAACTTTTTTCTTCAATCTCTTTGCTGCTGAAATAATTGTTGAAAGTTCTGAACGAGCCATGGAATACTCATGGTCTTTTTCTTCATTAGCAGGATGAACCTGAGCAATACTAAATTTCATTTGGTTATCTGTTAAACCTTGTGCTGGTTGTGAATATGCTTCCCAGAACTTAGAACCATACTTGCATTCGGACTGCATCTCGTTCTTTTTACATCCTGGGCAATATCTAACCATCTCAACTGACTCTGATTTATTGCCCCAATTTGCAGCGCCAACTTTACGACATTTGACAAGTGCTCCTGATGCATATGCACTTGGCCAAACACTATATCTCGACTTTACCTTGTTGTAGCAGGCATCTTTTTTTGCCTTCTTTTCTGCTTCTTGCAACTCAAGTTCTTCTTTCATTTTTTTCTTTGGTTTATCGGTCGAAACATAAGTTGGTTTTGCGGCACCAGATTTTTGTTGTTGACCTGGATCTGCTGATTTTTTTCTTCTTGCTGCCGAAAGTCTTTCTGCTTTTGACATGCTTGCTCTTTTTGCTGATGAAACGCATTTAGGAGTTCCTTCTTCCGGTTCATCACTTGCACATGTCCCACCAGTCACAACATTTACCCAACCTGGTTTTCCATCTTTTGATTTAGATTTGCCAAACCAATCACGAAGACCCTCCTCATTCATCTTTACATCTTTAAATTTTTTATGTTCTTTTTTTGCGGATGCTTCCATTTTTTTTAAACGAGTGTAATAATCTGGAATTTCATCTAAATGTTGAAGGGCAATATCTTTTGCAAGTTCATGATCTTTAGTATGTTCGTGCTCAATTGGTTCTCCCATATCCAGTTGCTTTTGAATGAAAGAAACATCAAGACGATGCTTCTTTGCAATCTGCTCAACTGTTTTGTGAGACTTTAATTTATGCACAATATTAATCGAATTACTCTTTATTATTTAGAAAACCTTGTTTGAGTAGTTTTGATAACTCTGCAGTTGATCCAACAAACAATGCATTGTTAGTAACATTGTTGGTAGTCTTTGGAGAATCTTCTTCAACTTCCTTCAGTTTTTTCTGAAGATCAATCAATTTATCTGTAGTATCAGCGACATTTTTGATAAGTTGTCCCGCAACTTCATATGCTCTAGGACTACCACCCTCACCAGCAAGTTCCATTATACCATTGATAGCTTCTTGACCTTTTTCGATCAAAGAATATAAATTGGCACGAGTATACTCATAATCTTTTTGTATATCATTATTAGTGTGGGATACATTTGCAATACTAGTATCCTCTGCTTTTACAATCTCAGTTTCTACATTCAGGGATTGACTGATTTTATCAAAAGTGTCACTCATAACAATTCCTTAAATATCCGTCTGCAATGTTGGGCTATAAGTCTTCGAATCTGTAAAATCTTGCCATTCTTCATTAAATCCAAAATCATCATCTGGTTCTACAAATGGGTCATCTGCTGGAGTAATTTGCCCATCATTATTATAATCTTTAAGTGCTTTTGGTGTTGCTGTATATCTTACTTCTCTCTTTGCACTTGCAATATTTGTACTCGTTGCCATATCGACTTGGACTTTTTTGATAAGTCCTTCCGCAGTTTCTGCAATAGCTCCAAACAAATATGTTTTTGCGGTAAATTGTAATGTATAAATTATTGCTCTTCTAGTCGAAAAATCTCCTTCATAATCATCTTGGAAACTAATGCTATCTAAGATAATAGGAATATCTCTTTTTTCTCCAATAGCATCGACAAGATCTATTGTAATTGTAAATGATGGTTGAAAGTATGGTAGTATCTGCTCAATTATTTGTAAAACATCATCATTTAATTTTGCTAGAATATTTAATTCAAATCCAATATTGTATGGCACGGGCATAAAAACTTTTTTAAGAGTTTGCCCATCAACAGCTTTAAATGTTTGAGTTACAGAAGTTTTTCTAGTTGCATCATATGTAATACTATTGTGCTCAAATGACATTCTTGGTAATGTTATTTGATATGGTCTATTTAAATCTTTTTGTTCTGTAATTCTTGCTAAGAACTTTTGGGCTGGACCATAATTCAATGGAACTCTAAGTTCACTTAAAACATTTGAATTTTCATCTTTATGCTTGATATGAATATCGTTAAACAGCGTACCGAATCCAATTATAGTTTTTCTAATGATTTCGTGATAAAAATAATTCCCTAACATTAATAAACTCCAAATGGATTATCTTGAGTAAAATCAATAATATCTATACCTTCATTTTCAATTTCATCATTTTGTGCGTAAGGATCTTCAGTGATAAAATCATCATATTTTCTAACAACCCAAGATGCGCTGGATGCAGATCCTACAATTGATTCTCCTCTAATAAATTCTCCAGATACAATTGATACTAATAATTGTTTACTATTTATGTCCCAATCTCTAACTCTTGCCTGAGCACCAGATGTTGCACCAATAATAATTTCATTATACTGATAAGTTCCAACGCCAGCATTATTTGTAATTGCTGATGGTGGTGATATTGTAATCGTTGGTGAAATTAATCTCCCAAGATCATCATATTCTGGATTGTATCCATATCCAGCATCTCTTATGCCTAATGTGACTATTCCAACATTGGTCGTAGTTGAAACTCCTAATACATTGATAAGATTTGCTGCAATCACTGCATTTGTAGATCCTATTCCAGATAAAGTTGGTGATATAGTAACTGATGGTATTGTAAAATAACCTTTTCCAGAATTAGTAAGATATGCACTTGATATTCCGATTAAACCACTATCATTAACAATACATGTTGCTATGGCGCCAGATCCTTTTCCAGCGGCGCTCACAAATGTTAAAGTTGGTGGTTCGGTATATCCATATCCAGTGTTAGTAATTAAAACTTCATATATTGAATATGCGTCTCCAATAGAAGTCGTTATTGCAACTGCTTTTGCATTTGCTGCTGGAACTCCAACTGGGGAAGTTGAAATAGAAACCAATGGTGGTTCTATATATCCGTTTCCATCATTCAGTAGTACAATTTTTTGAACATATCCAGATCCAAAAGTTGTCACGCCAACCTTTCCAACCGCAGTTTGGGCATAATCATCGTCAATAAGATACAATGTTGTGGTAACATCTTTGATCAATTCATCAACTTCTGCTACAGAGGTATCCATAATTTCATCTTCATATTCAAAGAGTTCGCATATTACTTCATAAACGTATGTTTTACCAAGTTGATAAAATGGTTTTTCATGCTCAACAAACTTAACTTCGAACAATCTTTGTCCGAGTGGAAAATATATTAAATCACCTTCTCTAGGTCTTACTACCAATTCTTCATCTTCGTCATTGTATAATAAATTTGGATTATATATTGATGCCATAATGGGACCAATAAATTCTTCAAATCTTTCTTTCGAGATAGTTAAAGTAACCTCATCTCTCAAAGAAACTCCAAATTTAGTCATGATATCTCCAGCACCAGCATATCCTTCATAATTATTGACATATGCTTCAATAATGAAGTTATCATCAAACTTCGATGATTGAACTTCTCTTAGAACTTTATCAGTTCTAATCATTTTTCTTGGGATATACATCACATCAATACCATAGATCTTCAACTGCTCGTTTATTAGATCTTGGACAAGATTTTGTTCAGAAGATAATCCTTGACTAAAAAATGGATTTAATGCCATAATATCATCCTATCATATCTAGAGGTGGTAATTCGTACTCTAGCGCCATTCTTTGCTTCAAGTCTAAAAGTTCTCTCTCAGCATCATCATAGAGTTCTCTCCCATTTAGTTCTATACCACCAGGAAGTTTAACTCCCCTAAATTTAATTAGATTTTGTCCCCATTGCTTTTTAATTAAAGCTGTTAGATATTTTTTTAAGAAACTATCATTATAAACTTTAGTGAAGTTATTTGGATCTAATATTCTATAGCACTCAAGAACAATCCAAGTATCTTTGGATTTTGCACCCCAATCGATGTCTAAGTACAATCTATTTTGCCTTTTATTAAATCTTATTTGCTTGTCTGTACTTAGCAGAAAATCAATATCTTCAAGATAACTCTTTACCATTGCATACTGCAATAATTCAACAGAATTGAAGTAGTAAAGATCGTTTAAGAATAGTTGATATTTAATACTAAACATTCCAGCAGAAATTGAACTCGTATCAAATTTAAAAACTTTTTCAACTCCAATAACTGAGTCTGGAACTTGAATATAATTTGATGACTCATAAAAATTAAAAGATGTACTCGCCACACCAACAGAAGTTCCAGATGTTGTCACAACACCAACTCCATCTGGCGCCTTTGCTCTTCCCCTATCTAAATCTGCTTGAGTTATTTTGTACTTCAAATACATTTTCTCCACACCATCAAAGTGGCGCTCATGGAAATACTGCAAAGCATCATCAACTAAATCATCTATTTGTTCATCAGCAACGTTGATTTCTAAAACTGGTGCTCCAAGTTGCCTTAGGCAATAATCAATTAATCCTTGTCTTGTAGATGCTTGTGCCATCAGTAAAATCCTCCATCTATACTATCAGTCCAAACTGGAATGTTACTTTCATTGGTTGTTAATAGTAAATTAGTTGTTTGGATACCAACAGAAGGAGTTGCAGTTGCTACTATTTCTGCGTTTGGTCCAAAGTATGCAATTCCATAAGTATTTCCAACACCTGCTTGTACAGTTGTAATGCCAGTTAGTGCTAGATTATCAACATGTAATGATTTCCATCTTTGAGATGGTGATCCCAAATCATATGTATTATCTAAGTTTGGAACAATATTAGAGTTAACTTCTCCAGTAAATACAATGTTATCTGTATTTGTATTACCAAGTCCTAAAACGCCACCATAAAAAATAGTATTACCAATAAATCTAGATGTTCCTTCTACTTGAAAATCATTTTGAACATAAACATCATCCCAAAACGTTGTTATTCCCAGAAAATCAGCAGGACCATCAACAGTTAAATCTGTAGTGGTTACAATACCACCAGTGACATTTGTTGCATTAATTGCAAGAATAGGTAAATCAGGAGCACCAAAAGCTGTGATAACTTTTATTCTATTTTCTTGTCCTATCCGTACCGGTATTCTAGGCATCAGTAAGTAACTCCTTTTCTTACAAATACCATTCCTTCAACGACCTTAGTTTTTTTTGTTCCATCGTTTAAAACTACATCATATACATATCTACCTTCTTTCAATGTAGCAGTTTGATTTGCAGTTAAACTTATGGAAATAACACCCTCACTAACGACTACAAAACTTACCGCAAAACCAATTTTATTAGTGCTATAAGGATGTTTTCCTAATTTAGCTTCACCGGTAAAACCACTAAGGTTTAGAGCACTATTACCAGAACTACTAGCCAAGGTAAAGATTTGTTCAAAGTCTGTTCCTGTATTAATTACTAAATTGTTAACATAAACAGCAGACATTTGAATACTTAAGTATTTAAACTATTTATGATGGATCTAGATTTAGATCAAGCAACACTTCTTGTTGCTTCATGTACAATTTTATATACGATTTTGTCATATTTTTAAGTAATTCTACATCATCACATTCATCGATTTCTCGACTAATCCTTTCATATTCAAAAAGTTTGTTGACATTACTTAAAGTAATTTTATTTGGATCCATTGATCAACTCCTGTAACAATGATTTAATTTCAGAAAGTTCTGATTTGAGATTTTCTATCTCATCTTTTTCACTCCTCTTTTTATTTTTTATAGTAAGATATTTTGCATATTCTGCAGTATCACAATTTACAATTGCCCCCGTTTCGGGGTCACGATATAAATTTTTATGTCCTTCAACTCTTAACATAATTTAAATCCTACGCGAGTGCAATTGCTCTAAGATCTTTGAATTTTGGTGGATTTGCTTCATCTGTGCTACTCATAACAATTTTAATAATAAATCCAGTGAATGGGTCAACGTCATTAATTGAGAATTGGTATTCAGAATATTGACCAACTGGGTTTGCCGCGACAAACGCATCTGCTCTTCCACTATTCAATGATGGATCTATGATCGTATCACCAAATCCATCACCATCACTATCTCTTAGGTTATCATAACCTGGGAATAATTCATAAGATTGTGTAATTTCACTAGAATCTGGTCTGAATAATCTGTATAGAACTCTAAAGTCAGCAGTCGATGGGCGATATGCGCCTATTAAAACTTTAAGAGATGATGCGGGTTGTTTTAGGGATATTTTCTTGGATATGTAAGCTGCTGTATGTGGATCATTAGTTAATTGATTAGATCTTCCATCTGAGACATAATTTTTAATTGGATTATTAATCCTTGTTCTTTGTAGGATGAGAGTTGTATTTTCTAAGTCCAGAACAGGAGATAGATTCTTATCATTTGAAGATAAAGTAACCGCGAGAGTTAATGATTTATTTCTTGGTAAAGCAGCTAATCTAGCTGCCTCATTTATTGATGAACATACTAATCTTGGGGTGTTAAAACTATTTGGTTGATTTAGCTCAAGACTCTCATATCCTTGATCTTCAAATGATGTCTCTACACCACCAGCACTAGTTCCGCTTACGGTTCTAATTTCAGATTTTACTCTTGTTCCTTCACCTGGAGTTATGACATTTAATTGAGGTAGAATAGTATTAAATTGTAAATTCTGTGATGCTCTGACAGAAGATCCACCTAAAGATTTTTGATCATTGAAACTCAATTGAGTATCTCCACTTCCTCTGTCTGCTCTTGTAAATTGTAGGTAATACTTATCAGTATCTTTTAGACTAGTTAATGTAGCATTTGAAACCATATTATGTGATTTATTCAATCTGTGTAATGATACTCCATTTAATTCATACTTATATGCGATGTCTCCTACAGAATGATCTCTTGCCTGAGTTCCATTTGTACCTCTTGTTCCAATACCTAATGTATTGTTTGCATTAACACTATTATAGAAAATAACTTCATTATTGACTTTAATGTATCCAGTCGATGAAGATTGACCTTCAAAAGTAGCAAATCCTGCAGTGCTAGCAAGAGAAACTGTAGTAGAGTTTAGTGTAATTACAGCAGTTAATGTTATTGGAGTAGTATTAGGTGTAATATTTGAAATTGAAACTTTATTAGAGTCTTGAGTCATTCCATGATTTGGGTGACTTACTTCAAAAGTTGTACCGGTATACAAGTCAGATAATACTGAAGAACTTCTTATTGTTGTATTTGCCATTGAAGTTCTCACATTATTATCAAAGTAAACTAATGCTGAACCCGATGTAAATTCTTCACCAGCAACATTTGAGAGATACAATGTATCAATATTTGATAAACCAGCAACTGTTATCGTCGCCTTTCCACCTTTTGGAGTAGTTAGAGTGCTAGTTGTTATTCCAAGAACATCACCAACAACATATCCATTTCCAGATTGACCTGCTCCAACATTTATTGATACTGCAGAGACAACGTTGTTTGCAACTGTAACTACTCCTGTAGCACCAGATCCATTACCATTAATGTTATAAAAATTTACATTGGAATAAGTTCCATTTGCAAATCCAGTACCTACTCCAGTTAAAGTTAAACCAGAAACTGAACCTCCAACTTGTTCAATATATCCAATTGGTCCTGGAGCATTACCTTCACTTACTTTTCTTCCAGTATTAAGGATGCCTTGCATCGTGGCATAATTTGCCTGTGATGATAATACAGAAGTAATACCCACTCTAAGTTTTCTTGGAAGTGTTTTAATTGGATTCAAATTCAAGTCAGGTGTGATGTAAGTTGTATCACTGATAGTTGGATTATAGAAATAAACTGTTCCAGTCTTATTAACAAAATTTGCTTTATATAATTTAAATTTCATATCTTCAAACTGATTAGCAGTCCATATTGTTCCATTCTGTGATTTAAACAAACTTCCACCAATGTATTGTTTTGTTACAAGAACACTTTCTGCGTTTGGTAATGATTGAGTGTTAACTGTCTTTTCACCCATTCTCGCAATCCAACATTCATAATTATTTGAAGTTGGTGCTAAAACAACAATCGCGTATTCTCTATTTGGTTCCAGATAAATTGGGGATTGGAACTTTACATTAGTTGCAACTTCTGCATTTGATGAAACATTAACCTGTGTTGGTTCTAATGGAACTCTGCAGAAATCTTGGACCATCGTATTTGTTGGGGTTCCTAGTTCAACTGTTCTAAGCTCAACAAATACTTTCTCACTATCATCTTTGCTGGCAAAGAATAGATCTACTGAAGTTAAGAAAGCTCCAGTTTCATCTACTGTGAATGATTGTGCGAGAGGGTCCTTACCTCCTCTACGTGGTGGTGGTGGAGGTGGGGGTGGTTTTCTAACGGTAACTAAAGTTTGAGTATATACGTCTACAACTCCACTTGCGCTATAAGTAGTTTCTGCCGCACTAATTAGCAAACTACCAGTAACGTTTTGAGAATTACTTGAACTAGAAGTTAACTTAAATGCTCTGGTTCCTACTTGGAAACGAACTGATGGTGGTGGTGTTGTAAGAGGGTTTCTAAAGAATAATGCCCCTCCAACATCACCCCAGGTATCTGTGATCAAGCGAATGTCAGTAACTCTTGCTTGAGCACCGCTACTTTCACCAACTAATATGCAGTCTCTTGCAATTCTACCAAAAAATCTACCTTGAACTTCTTGTACTAAAGATCTAATATCAACGTTTAGAACTGTTGAAGATGAAGTGTAGTTTGATGGTAAAGTTAATGACTTATTATATGGGTTTAATGTGAATACAGTTTGCCAGGAATTTGGATTATTAATATCACCTAATTTATGGTTGGGTGCTGCTAGTCTAAAAGTGACTATAGTATCAGATCCCAAATAACCTTTAACTACTTCTCCACTGCTGAATACACCAGAAATCATAGAGATTTCTATTAATTTGGGAACAATATCAACTCCACTAGATCCATCAAAGAATGGATAGTATCTTGTTAATGGTTTTAGTCCACCTGCTGCGAATCCAACATTTCTAGATCTTAAATGGGTATCTGGATAACTACTAGTCTTAATTGTCTCAATATATGTTCCATCATAAGAACCAGTAATTGTTCTGGTACCACCATCAACAAAAACATCTCTAACCCAGTTATCTGTTGGTGGATGCAAGGTAATTCCACCATTGAATTCAATCATATTGAATGGATTTACATTCTCTACCCTAGAAGCAAGTGGCTGTTCAATCCATCCAACTTCAGTGTAATTTAAAGTGATAATATCTCCAGTTTTCTTAACAGTTGATTCTAAAAGATTTAAATCTGCATTAAAATCTGCTGTACTATAGTCAGTTCCAGTTGCAAGTGCTAATTCTGGTGTAATTGAAAAATTCTGTATTGCTGGAACTAACTCTTGATTAACTGTATCAATTACTGCTTCTGCATCTGGATCACTTAACTCAATGAATGAATTGTCTTTAAAATCATCGACAAAAAATCCAGTTTTAAATCTACTTAAACCATCAGCATCTTGGATTTGTAAAGATTTTGTATTTAACTCCAGTAAACTTAATGATGTTGTTATTTCTAGATTTTTAATTCTATCTTCCAGTTTACCAATATCTCTCATTGTGTAACGTCTATTATCAACGAGAATAATACTCGCATCTGAAGTGTTATACAGATATGGTGGTAATTCTATAGTTGCTATATCCATAGCTCCTTCAACATTTGTAGGAAGTTTTGGATCTAACGCTGGAACCCCCTGCACAACTGAAAATTGACCAAGACTATTTAAAACAAGTAGATCTTTTCTACCCAAATAATAATTGTAAGATATTAATGAACTTTCTCCAGGAGCAACGATGATTGCTGAGTTAGTTCCTGAAGTAGCAAAATTTCTACTTGCAAAAGCAAATGGTGATTGAGTTGTAGAGGTATTTACAGAAACCATTGGTCTAAAATCCAATGTATCTGTTGCCCTTGTTCCATCTGGTAAATATGGAACATCTTTAGTGAATCTTTCTGCTGGATAAGATGAAACTACAAATACATCTCCAGAATCACCTGACGGAACTTGATAATAATCAAATACAACTAGCAATTGTCTTGATGGAATAGAGTCAGTTTTTCTAACAATTTTTGAATAATCATAATATTGATCTTTTTGACCTTTATCCAATGTAAAGTTATTTGTCACATCTAGGTACGAACCTTGAGTAATATTTTGTAGATTGGTTATAATCCCCGATTCTTCAAATGTAGATGTTTCACCAATAACAAACTTTTCTGTCGTTAGATAAACAATATTAACTTCGGACGATGATGGTATTTCTACAATTTGTGCTACTGCTCCACTGGAAGATCCAATGATTCTTTCTCCAACAATGGCAGAT